CTCGAAGGTTTCGACGAACGTCTGGTAATCGTTGGTGCCCACCAGGGTTGCGTCGCGAACGACACCCAGGTCCAGGGTTCCACCATCGAGGAAGAGGAACGTGCCCTCAGCGAACAGCCACCAAGTGATGGTGTCCGGGAAGTCGTTCAGGCGTCCGCCAGAAGCCTGGGGAGCGAACGTGTCGTCCATGTGCCAGGTGACGTTGAGGCCACGAGCAGCCATCCACGAATCGATGGTCTGGTCGGCGACTGCGATGTCCTCGACCATGAAGTTGTTCGCGATGTCCTCACGGATCGAGTCGCGAACCCACTCGGGGACGATCGCGCGCAGGTTGACGCCGCGCGGCACGCGGTTGCGGTTGCGGTAGGCAGCCGAAGCGCGGGAGATCGAGACCAGGAAGTCGCGGCCGGAACCGGCAACGTAGTTCGAGGTGACCGGGGTGGAAGCCGTGCCGATCTTGTTGAGCAGGGCGCGCTCTGCGAAACGAGCGTGCTGGATCAGGGCCAGCTGGTTGTGGCGCTGAACGAGCTCCGGGAAGGCGCGGGACATCAGGTTGCCGAAGGTGAGCGACAGCGTGACGGCGTCGGTGGTGGCCGTAGCCTCAGCGGCGCAGGTGACCTTCAGGTTGGGCTTGGTGGTCGGCGACGTCGGGTTGGCGTCGTTGGCCGCGGTCCACAGCGAGATACCACCGGTGTAGCCACCGAGGACGGGCGGCTGCACGTAGCGGATACCGCCACGGGTCGCGCCGAAGGTCGGCAGGGAGTTACGGACCGGGCGGTCGTTGGAGCCGACGCCGAAGATCTCGTAGTTCACGGGCAGGGGGGCGCAGTAACCACCGGAAGCGGTGAGGGCCTGAGGCGCGGTGATGGCCTCGATGCGCTCCATGTTCAGGTTGGTGTTCGAGCTGTCGAGCTGACGGGCCTCGGGGATGGAAGCCTGCAGGGTCACGACGGAGCGCTTCTCGCCGTCGCCACCGTGAGATCCGCGGATCGCGTTGATCTTGGCGACCATCGCGTCGTTGATCTGGGTGATGTTGTCGTACTCCGACGCGGCAGTGATGCCGGGGATGTCTGCACCTGCACGGGGCGTGGTGTGGATCGACGCAACGAGCGGGGCCTGGCCCTCCGCGTGATCCTCGGTGTTCACGATAGAAGCAGCCATAGCTGCAACCTCCAGTTCGTTGCTTTCGGGAGCCGTCTCAGCCTCAGAGACGGGGATTTCGATGTCTTCGGCGACAGCGGCGTCGATGACGGATTCTGCTTCGGCCAGAACGGCTTCCGCTGCTTCCTCGGCCGTAACGGCCTCGGCTGCTTCTTCGACCTCGGCGACAGCCGCGGTCTCAGGCGTGGTTTCGGCGGTCTCGGCCTCGGGGGCCTCCGACTCAGCCGCGGGAGTTTCGGTCTCTGCGACCTCGGCGACGACCTCGGCGACGACCTCAGCCTCAGGCTCGGTCACGACGGTCTCGGGCTCGGCTTCCGCCACTGCCTCGGACTCGGTCTCTGCTTCTGCGACAACCTCTTCGACCGTTTCGGCCTCAGTGTCCTCGGACTTGACCTCTGCCTCAGCTTCGACGTCTTCGTCGTCAGAATCCTCGTCCGCTTCGTCCTCGGCCTCTTCGGCTTCGTCGACGGCGGGTGCGAGCTCCTTGAGCAGGTCCTCGAGATTCTTGAGCTTCTCGATGTCCAGGAGGGTGGACTCCATCTGGTCGACGTCGCCAGCCTCGTCGGCGGCGTTGAAAATGTCGATCAGATCGAGCTTGAGGTCTTCGCGGTCCTCCGCAGAGAGCTTGGTCAGGCGCGCGAGACGCCTTTCAATGCTGCCCATGTTGGTATTCCTCCAAAGTTGATGAATGAGTATCGACTTGAGGTACCAAGACACAGAATGGGCGCTCGGGAGGGAACAGTAGATTTATCCCGCGTTAGAGGCAACTAAAGTCGAACACATCCGGAAATGTGTATGGTCCGTGCAGAACTGGCGGGGTGCAATATCTGCACCCCGCCAGCGCTTATATTATTTTTTCGGCTGTAAGGGCTCTTTTTACAAGCTCTCAGTCGAATTGTGCGGCCTTCGAATTTTGTCCGAATAGGAAGGCGTGGGTCTGATCTCTCAGCAGTTCTTCTTCATGCGGGCGCGGAGACGGTCGGCCTTCTTCTTGGCCGCGCCATTGATCTCGTAGGCGTGAGCCTCCGACTTCCGGCGAGCAGACTCCTGCTGGCTGCCGCCGACCTTGGCGTCTGCCTCGTCGCCGCCGCCATCTCCACCGCCGGTGAACTCAGCCGCGTCGTGGCGCTGGGTCGGATGCGGGGTGTTGGTGCCCTCCCGGCGGACGACCTCCATGGCCGGGTCCGAGTCGACCGGAACGTCGTCCGGCTCGATCTCGAGAACGGTGATGTCGGAGATCGACGAATCGTGCTTGTCGATACCGGCGTTGATGCCTTCGCCGCCATTGGCGAGGTCGCCAGTTCCCTTGTCGTGCAGCTCGACGGAGTCCGTCGTCGGGTTGTCCGGGAAGTCCGACTGCTTGTTCTTCGCGGCACCAGCCACAATCACCTCGAGGTTGGCGATGCGGTCGAGCACCGAATCCAGAGCGGAGAGCACGCTGGCCTCCTGCTGCAGCTCGTACATGCGACCGGCGCCAGCGGCAACGAGGGCCGTGATCTCGCCAGAGGCAACCATGGCGCGCGCGATCGGGAAGCCGGGGGTGTTGACCTGGCAGATCGCGACGAGCTCGAGACGGCCGTTGATCGGCCGCCAGTCGCCGGACGGGGCGGACGCGCGCAGGGCGCGGATCTGCTCGTCGGAGACACCCGGACGCATGCCACCGGAAACCCAGATGCCGTATGCGTCTTCGCCGACGGTGAGGTCAGCGACCGCGCTGTTCGTGTCGTCGTAGTGAGCGACGGCGTCACCGGCGGAGGCGCTCAGGGGGGCGTGACCCCCGGCGAGGGTGAGCTGGCCGACCGGGATCTCCTGGCCGTCGTCGGTCTTGACCGTGCCCGTCTTGAAGAAGGCGTAGTCGGAGGCCGAGCGAGGCGGGCGGGTGCCCTGCGGGAGGCCGATGTGGTTCGTGTCCCAGGCCGCGATGTGGCCCTTGATCTGGCCGTCCGCGGTGATGGTCAGCGGGGTCGCCCGGGTGAGTCCCGGATCTCCGTACCACGAGGACGGCGGGTACAGCGGAGCTGCAGCCGCCACCAGTGCGGTGGAGATGTCGTACGAGTCGTCGATGACTTCCTCGTAGATTCCATCAGCGATCATTGTGATTTGTGCCTTTCGTCGGGCGGAAATGCGACCGACGGCCGCGGATTTTTGCCGAATAGTAGACTCGAGCTGGGTGTCATTGTATTGAGACCCGGCTTAGACGCCATGTGGCGCAAGCAATTTCGAATTGTGGGGCGTTAAACGCCTAATCCTCTTCGTTATCGCCCTTTTCGGGAGCCTCTTCTACGGCCTCTTCCGCGACCTTGGTCGCGTGCTTTGCCGCGTCAACTGCGGCATGGACGGTCTCCTCGGACGGAGCATGCCCCGGCCACGCACCCGTCGCGCGTTGATGCATACGGGCGCAATAGCCTGCAGCTCGGGAGCCGAGATAGGGGGTAAGCAGGGATCGGCAACGCTGGAAGTCGCCGGGAACGCCCCACATCACCTTGGTGGAGCCGACGCCGCGGAGCCAGTAGGTCCGCAACGGTTCGGATTTGCGCTGGTTGTCGTTGACCAGGTCGTCCTTGACGCCCTTGGCGCCCGCGACCACCGGGACGATCACGTTCTCGAGAGTGCTCAGGCGCTGCTGAGCCTTCTTGCGGAGATCGATGGCCGCGCGCATCGCGGCGACACGAACCTTGTGCTCGCGCTCGTGGGTCTGCCTCGAAATGCAGTCTCCGTCACGGGAAGCCATCGAAGCGGTGACCGCCATGCCGAATTGGTACAGCTCGCGCACCTTCTCGATGTGCGCGGATGCGGTGACCTCGCGCGGAGGCATGGTGCCGTTCGGGCTCGGGCCTTCGTCGCGGGGCTTGGGGCCGGATCCGACTCCGCCCGACTTCTTCTGCCGCTGAACAGCTTCCGACTTCTTTTTCGGCTTGGCTTCGATCTCAGGTTCGGGCTCGGCGGCCTGCTCCTGGAGCGCGGGACCCTCTTCGGCACCGCCGGTCGCGGTATTCGGGGCGAGCTGCTGCGCCTGGCTGGCGTCGACCTGCTGGATCACCGCGTCCTGTGCGGCGCCGGAGAGCTCGACGATCGGCGGCGGATTCGCGCTCAGGAGAGCGTCGAGGGTGCCTTCGTCCAGGACCCAGGAGCCACCCGTGCGGATATATGCCTGCGGCCCGGGCTTGAGCATGATCAGCGTCACAACAGCGGTCGTGTCGGTGGGGTCGACCATCGCGTAGACGTATTCGGCCGTGGGATCCATGCCGTCCGGAATTCCGGCGGCGAGAAGCGGGACGTTGTCGAGGAAAGTCAGGGGGCTCACGTAGGAGAGGTAGACCGCGCGGAATCCCGACATGAACGCGGCGGCACCGCTGGCCAGCAGGGACTTCTCGAGGGCGACACCGGAGGCGATGTCGATCACCGCGCGAACCTCGGGGGACCGAGAGAGCCGGAGCCAGTTCCCGGATGCGGTCAGAACATCCGCGTTGTCGAGTGTGTACTCGCCGAACGGGACGCGTCCGACTGCCCGGATCAGCTCGGGATTCGACTGATCGGAGAGCCCGAAGTAGTGAAAGTCGTCCGGCCGGTAGTCGATCTCCTCGAGAGTGGCGTCCCGCGCGCGGGATTCGTCCCGGCGGATGCCCTCGACGATCTTCGCCGCCCAATCTCGTCCGGCCGGTCCGCCGCGGAGATTGAAACTGAGATCGCTACTCGCGGATGCGGTTAGGCCGGTATGAATGGAAAAAGCGTCATCGGCGGTAATTCGCTCGTCCAAGGCCAGCTTTTTGGCCAATTCGAGGTCGGTATCGGATACGCTAGGTTCGCTGGCGGCCCGACTTGGTGTGTTGAGCGTGGCAGTCACGATCGACGACACTGCCTTCGGCACAGCATAAGTCCGCGGTGCCGCGGGAGTGATGGTCACATCTGCCTTCATGAAGTTTTCTCTCTCGCTCGAGTCGACTGCGGTAGTTTACGGTGGTTTTTCGTTGCAGGACGACTGAAATGCGACCAGGTCCGGCACGTTTCCGCGCCGGACCCGGCTGCTGTGGTTACTTCGCGTCCTTCTGGTTGCGCTTCTGCTCGGCGGAGGTCGCACCCGGGTTGGTCTGGCGCGACTTGGTCGCGTTCGCCTTCGAGGTGTTCCTGTTCGGGGTGGAGTAGGAACCACCCGCGAGCTTGTCTCCGTGGAGCTGGATGAGACCGGTGGTCTCCGGGACCTTCAGGTCGATCGGACGGATGGTGTTCCGCGTCGACTTGCCGGAACCGTTTCCGCCCGCACCCGAGCCGCTGCCGCCACCGCTGCCGCTGCCCGGACCGCCTGAGCCGATATCCAGACTCGGCACGTTCTTCTTGCCCGGACCGCCGTTGCTCGAACCGCCACCGGAGCTGCCGCGACCCTTGCGCTTACGGCCCCGGCTGTTCTTGCCGCCGAGCGGGAAGCCCATGCCGCCAGGCATGCCGCCGAACATGCCGCCGTCGGCACCGTCGGCGCCGTCTGTGTCGGGCCGGTTGCGGTGGTCGGCACCGGCCTTCTTCTGGTCG